CCTGCCATTTTCGGAAACGGAGATAGACGCGCTACGAATCGCCTGTAAAACCGAACGGCAACGCGCGGTTGTCGAACTCCTGTTATCTTCCGGGGTTCGTGCCGATGAGTTGGTAAAACTCAATATCTCCGACATAGATTTGGCGCGTTTGGTCGTCCATGTCCGCGAAGGAAAGGGAGGGAAGGAAAGAGTTACATACATGACCGAGGTATGCGCCCTTCATCTTAAGAAATACCTTTTTTCAAGAGGGGAAAGCAACCAGGCGTTGTTTATATCCCTCAAAAAGAAAGAACGGTTATCAACGAGCGGAGTACGAAAGATTCTTAAAGAGATCGGGAAGGCCGCAGGCGTTGACAACGTACACCCTCACAGGTTCCGAAGGACATTTGCAACCAATCTCGCGAAAAGGGGTATGGATATACAGACGGTTTCCCGACTGATGGGCCATTCAAACATACAAACCACAATGACCTATGTAACCATGGACGATTCGAAGATAATCAACGATTACAAGCGGCATACAGCATAAAAAAGGGTGGGGAAAAATCCCCACCTATTTTTTATATTTTTTCGCGAACGGAAGACACTTATTCCCGAATTTGCCGTTGGCTGTAGTCTGGATCGTGGTTTGCAAAGTCTTGACGGCCTTTATTGTCTGTGTACCGTAAATACCGTCGATGTCGTCGGCGTAAAGGTTCATCCAAGACAAGAACCGTTGAACCTTCTTTACTTCTTCGCCTTTGTCGCCATCCTGGAAGTAACCCCGATCGGGAAGTTTCGGCCATCCCTCGTCGAAAGTCTTTTCCCCGGCGTTGAACATCTTCTTTTCAGCTTCGCGCCGTCTTATCAACCCTTTAAGGATCACGCCGCCCGATTTTTTGTACAGGGCGAAGGCTTCGGCAATCTCTTTCTTTGTCCTGGTTCCCTTTTGCGTGAGGCCGTCGATATTCCCGACATTATAGGCGAAGGATACAAGGGCGTCAATCTGTGAAGTATTGAACCTGTATTTGCTTTGATACTTCAGCACCTTCGGAAGGTATTTTAGATTAAGGGAATCTTCCAACCACTTATCCGCGGTCGCCTGTGTAATCTTCATTCCCTGTTTAATTTCCTTCCCGGTTATGGCGATGTCGTGGGATGTAATGCCGTAGCCGATTTCCCATAACGCGCCGTAGCGATCATAACGCGCCACCAGGGAACACCCCTCGAACTCCTTTACCAGGTTGATACATTTCTTGGATACTCTCAATTAATCACCCCTTTTCGTACAACCAGTTTAAAAATTCCTGTTTCTTAACCACGATTGCATCTGTGTCGGGAATCAAGTCACTTACTACAAGGGATTTCTTTATTTCTGAATCATCCTTGATTAGTTCCTCGGCTACATTGGAGTTGCAGAAAGCAACTACTTCATCATAATCATTCATGTTATCACCTCGGTGCTACCATAAAGAACCTTTGCCTTTCTCATGCCATCCGCAAATGGCGAGCTTTCATGGAACAATCCGAAGATTACCAAGGGCATTATAGTTGCAAGTTGGTTGCAAGTTAGTTGCAAGTTTTTACGGCAATAAAGTTCCCTTTACGTCCTAATACTGAACACCCATGGCTTCTAACTGCCCTGTTATCAATGCTGAATATCTATTAACACCAACAGGATTAGCAAGGTGAACACCATCAGATGTAAGGGTGTTTCTTGTCGTTGCGTTCATACCAAAGGCATGATACAGGTCAATCCATGGGATATTGTAGGATTGGCATACATCTCTGATGACTTCATTCATATCCCATACAGTTCCATCGGGATGCGTAGGAATACCACTCTGATTTCCCGATCCTGCGGCAACATAGGGCTGTGTTGATACGAATATCAGCCGTATGCCCTTATACTTGGCTTGAATGGTATCAATGATATGCTTCAATGAACCTTCTATAGACGCCGTTGTACTCCCCTCAAAAGGTGTCTGTGATGTAAAGTCATTTGTTCCAAAACCGAAAACGAACGTGCCATAGTTTCCGATGTTACTATTGGCAAAAGCGGAGAAGTTGCTATTTTTCCCACCGTTAATCTGTGCGGAAAAGTTTCCTGATGAAATAGCATCGGCTATCTGCGTCATATCATAGGGGTAATACTCGTTGGATGGGTCACGAGAGCCACTCATCCTTGTACCACCTACCGCAAGATTGATGGATGAAACACCACTCAACTGGCTGAAATGTTGTGGTATCTGACCCATAGCAAAAATACTGTCACCAAAGAAAGCAATACTTGATGAACCGACAACCCCGGACTGTTTGTACAAGTAAACTGTTGCCCCGGGTGTGGTAGTGCTTAAAGTTCTGCCCACATACCCATCAACATTCGTTTTCTCATTTGCGGTGATTTGGAAATCGGCACTGGTGGGGTATGAGTCTAATGTCCCCTCAAAGATATGGATTTCAATATCAATGTAATTCCCTACCGCAGAAAGCCAAGATGAGCTATTCCCAAGGGCTACCATGATGGTCTGCGAAGTATTCCCCGAAGCGACTGATAAACCAAAATGCCCCCATGTGTTCGGGGATGCGGTGTCCAGACTTACCTGTGATGCACCACCATTATTGATGACTCTGATTAATGGCTCAAAGGACATCCCTGCGGTCATATCGGTGATCCGTGCGAAAACAGTATATGTTCCAACGGGAATTGTATACCCCTGTGCGATACAAGAACCGCCTTTGTCTGATCCTGCTTGTGTCATTGTCAGATTGATTTTATTTGCATTGATAATAGTTGTTGTTGCAGAGTTTGAAGCATTTCCTACAAAAGCATTTTTTGTATAATCATCTCTTGTGTAATCCATGTAATCAGTCATGGAGTCACCAGTAGTGATTGTCGCATTAGTGTTGGAAATGATATAACACCCTGTTTCCGTAACCGCATGGGGAAGTGCCCCAAGGAGTTCGTCCTGCGGTGTATCTCCACCACTTCCTGCAAGCTGATATAATAATCCATTATAATTAACACCATCTAATGTTGGCATCTATTTTCACCTCCAACAAAACCAATGATATGTAATTCCTGCCTTGAATTTATAACTGCTATCGTAAAATTTAAATTTTCCGCCACTGTAAGAAATAAGCGATATATCACGGTTAGCCGCATTAAATCCAAACGTACCATTAAGCACCCTTGCCGATAAAGACAGGTACTTTTCATATGATGTGTCAAAAATAACATTACCCCACTGTACCCATGATGTGTATGACCAATTAGCATAGTCAGCAAAAATCATTGCGTGGGTAGGTTCAAAATCAACATCAACATATATTGAATTGTCATCTGCTGAAGGTGTGACAGTACCGCTTGCCATTTGATAAGTGCTTCCACCGCCACTAACAGCAACAAGCAAACTGTTAATCAATGTTGTATCAATCGTACCGTTTTCTGTGACCGTATCCGATGTCTGTGCCACCAACGCACCATTACTGACTACTTTCCCCTCATCTCCTGCGGAGTAGGTATTTGGTACATTGACCGTTACCTGTGAATAACCGTCAAGTGAATCGCTAGACGCATTGTAAGTACCGTTTGCCGTGACACTTTTCGTTCCAAGGGAAGAACCCCCACCACCGCTGATGGACTCGATAGCATTTGCCATCTCTGACGGTTTATAAGTGGTTTCCACATTCAGCTTTTCCCGGATAGCATCTGCGATATCTGACAAGTATAAGTCATTAACTAATACGTTTGCCATTAATAACTCACCTCATTCCCATTTACGAGGTTAGTGTTAATAACTAAAGTCGTGCCTTCTACATAGATTTCAAACTCATTGATGGACGATAAATCCTCTTTTATGCCCTCAATCTCGTCTTCCATTTCCTCCTGCCATGTTTGGCCAGGAATTGGGTATTCACCGTCCGCGCCTATTGACCGAAGGACGGTATATTTATAGATTACGGTCTTTGCTACCTTGCCGCTCACCGTATAGGTTAACTGGATTTCGCCGCAACCAAAGTTTCCTGTGTCGGTTTCATTTACCAACCAGGTCGCGTTCGTGCCGCTGATTGTCATTGTTTGCGCGTATGGAACATACTCTTTCGGCCTTTTGACGGAAAGAGATAACGTACCCGAACCGAATTCGGTTTTAAGGGCCGAAAAATCAAAAATAACCTGGGTGACATTGTTTTCACCCTGTCGCCCGATCGGGAGGTTGAGGGCCTCCCCTGTAGACAAATCAACATTAATCGTGTTCATTATTTTTTATTCCCCTTTACTATTACAAACCCGGAACCGTGGGCCTTGCCGTTCCACCAGTTATTTTGATTCGACGCCCCGGTCATTCCGTGAAGGCCCTTGCGGATCTCTGCGGCCTGTGATCGCTTTACAATCTTGCCATTCGTCGCCGTAATGTATTTTCCATTCTTGTCGATTCCTAGAAAGATAACTGTATGTATCGGGTTCTTCTCTTCAAACAAAACTACGCTACCTTCGTTTAATGCCTTGTTTATCATCTCCCGAATTATACCGTTCCTCTTTCCGTCGTTTGAGTGCCAGTAGGCCACCTCATGCCCTGCGATCTTGTTTATGATCGTTTTGCATCCCCATATCGACAGTTTCGAACCGTTGTACCCCGAAACTATACTTTTGGCCTTGTTGTATATCTCTTTCGGGTTCCATACGGATTTATCCTCCTGGCGAACTCCTATCCATTGTAGCGCGATACTACAGGCCGCGACAGAACAACCATGGTAACGGCAATAATTGCCGAATTCCTTTTGCTGTGGGATTATGATATGTTTCTTTCCAACATTCCATTCGATAGGGTATCGCTTATCATTCCTCTTCTTTATCATCCGTTTCCACTCCGTTTTCTTCGGCGGCATGGCCCAGGACATTAACAAGGGATTTCGGTAACGCGTTCGGGAAGGCAAGGTTGATGTTTTCAATGCAACTCATGATCTCCATTAAGGTTATATACCCGGCGATCGCCTTTAGGCATGGGAACTCGAAACCAAGTTCGACTAACGTCTGCGAGTAGTCCAGGGCGACCCCGAACGCCAAAACCACTAAAAGCATGATTTTATGAACGCCTCCGCGCCTCATCTTCTTACTTTCGATTGTTCCGTTAATAAGTGCCTGTAGTACGCCTGTAGCGATATCAAAAACAATAAAGATACAGGCAACCAAGATAAATCTGTAGTCCATAAATAACATCCCCTTCTTTATACTTTTACGGCGATCCAGTCAATATTAGGCCCTCGCGCTGACGCATCGCCGTTAAAAACGCGTATTGTTGCCCCGGATACGGAAACGCTAACCACTCCGAGGGTACACCGTCCAAAGTTCCCTGCGGTTGACGTGGATTGAAAACACGCAATCACCGTTGGCGCACTTGAAAATGGTTTTGTAAATGATATTTCGTAGTCGACATAATCACCGCTAGGAACGCTCGAACCTGTTATATGACCTGTCTCAATGACTCGCGTCGATGTGTTCGGCGAAGATTGGCCACTATCAGAGATTCCGAGGGCCTCGGAAAGACTTGTCCCCAGGTTCCCGAGTTCCATGGAAATATATCTTTCCAAAAGGACATCCCAAACCACTTTAACAATTTTGAATGTTCCTGTTTGCCCATACATCGGAAACACTACTTTTACCGAATCACAAAGGCCAAACTCCTGTAACCCTGCAAAGGAACTGTATTCTTCGGAATCTGCTAATTTGATAAAATCTATTTTTATGTTTTGTGAAGGCAGATACGGTTGGTTGGCGGTCATATAAGCCTGCGCCGCCGCCTCTACTTGTGCTTTTGTGGGTTGCCCTTCAAACTTGTCGGTTACGTCTAACGGTATACAGATAGTACGACCGTTATACGAAATTTGCCCCGACTCCTGCATATCTCCCCACACGATCACGTCGTCGCCTGTCCAATAAGGCATAACAGCGGTGTATACTCCCGAACAATCAAGTTCCTCCTGGTAGTCGAGTAAATTGACCCCGTAACGGATGGTATAATCCTTAACCTGTCCCCTTGATTTCCACAGATTGACGTTGAATTTATCCCACTCATATTCGCCGCCGAACGCGTCCAAGATTGACCCCTCAATACCTCCGAGTAATTGTCGGACGGTTCGGGGGATAAGGTCAAGCGCGGCCACGCGCTGACTCCCCGAAATGTCCGAATAATAGTTAAAAGGATTTGAAGGCCACCCGGATTTCAGAGTAGCAAACAGGCCCGGCAAGGCCCTTCCTCCGCTCCCCGAACTTGCTATTACGACAATGCCGTTTTGCCGATAACTGATATGTTGCGCATGGAAGGTTACCACGCCATTAATCGGCATCGAGTACGAATAAATATCGAAGGGTTGAACGTCCCCTGTTTCGTCATGCTCAACGGCAATAATCCGTCCGCATTTGATGTCGGAAAAGTGTTGGCCGTTGACAGGGTAATCGAACTCGACTTCGTAAATCGAATTCCTTTCTTCGGAAACTTCGCAACGGATACAGTCGCGGAGGCGGCCCAATCCATTCGACGTGAAATTAATTTCATCTGATTCGTAAAGAATTGGTATCATACCTTCCACCACCTCGGTTTTATCTGAAGACTTGTAACGGTGTTATCATAGGTTATTTTATTCTGTCCAGGCCCGAGCGTCGGGAGATCGGAACCGAAATTAACCCATTTATTAAGATTTACATAACCATCACTGTCGACCGCGTAGGCCTCCCCAATGTCGCAATCTATAACGACGTATTCGAAATCCTGTTGCCATGTGGGGAAAGTTGAATCTGCAAACCATTTCGAAGCGGAAAATTCAAACAATCGAAGCGGTAAGTTCAAAGTCCCTTGTGATGTTTGATTTATCCATAAACTGATAGTGATTTCGTAATCTCCATCATAGTACAATGTCATCTTTTCAGTGAAACTATGTGCGGTTTCCCCGACATTAAAAGTAACTACGGCGGTATATTCAAGATATGAGGTTGTTCCTTTCGCAAACTCGATATCACTTAAAGGGGCCGATTGAAATTCGATGTAAGGAGTTTCGCCGGGGTATGCCCAATAACTTACACCTGTCCGTGATGCGTCTAGATCAGCCGATAACGAACTATAGGCCAAATCGGTAACGGAATCTGAAGGTATGATATACAAGGTGTTTCGGAACCATGCAAATTCCTTCGGCATATAAATGCGGTCACCTGTGTCAAGTCTGCATTGGCTAAAGTCAACAAGACTAGAAATACCTGCCCCGGTGTTTTCTCTTCGTATTGATATGGAGGGTAATTCAATGAGGCCCATCGGCTGATTTTCAAGGCCGATTGAAAAACCATTGAAGTTAATCATCCCGTAGCCAGAACTTAAAAGTATCGGATTAGACTCGAATGGGGTCGGGTTGTCCATGAATTGTCCCGAGTTAACAGGAATTGGATAATCACCGCAAGCCAACCACCTTTGCGGTTTACACTCGAATGTAATATCAAATTCGCCTGCGTGACCGTAATTGGCCGGGGAAACCTCCAACCCGGAAACATATACCGCCATTCGGTATTCTTCCGGGTGATAGGTGTCCTCTAATTTCTGATAACCTCGTAACGACATAATCGCGTTACGAAAATTACTTACGGCCTCGCGAAATTCTTCCTGTGTTTTTCCAAACGTACCCGAAGGGTAAGTAACCGTTATATTGTTAAACCGTCCCTGGTCGATGGCGATCGCGCCGTTTCTGCCTGGTACGTCTACAAATTCAACCGCCCTTTGTGGGGCATTGTATACGGCTTCGCCGCTGATATAAATCCCATAGTCGGAGGAGTCAACGCCCCCGAAGATTATCTTTCCCCAGTTTACCACGCTAACCGCCTCCTATTCGTTGAGTTAATCAAACGCCTTTCGACCTCTGCGGCCAGTGCGTTTACATCCATACCCGGCGTCGCCTGGATATTAATCACGATTTGCGGCGCGCCGTTGTTATCCGCGATCTTGTCGAGTTTGTCCCATAAAGTGTCAAGGGGTACGACAGCTTCGGGGCCTTTTTCACCGACGCCGATAAGCGAAGCACTATCAAAGATTCCCCCTTTTGCGTACCAATCAACACTGATTGAAGGTGGTGATCCTTTTCCACCGATACCCCATGGCAACTTTCCACCGTTGATCTTGAAATGTGGAAGTTTGAATTTCGGCAGTTTAAGGTGCGCGCCGTTTATGATACTCTTGATCTTGTCGATAGCTTTCTGAACCGTTTCTTTTGCCTTGTTTATTGGGTCAGATATGGCCGTCTTGACCTTATTCCAAACATTCTTAACTGTCGTAAGAACAGAATTGAAAGCATTGGAAACCTTTGTCTTAATGCCGTCAACCACACTCGACACTTTATCTTTTGCGGCTTGGATGGTCGTCGAAATCTTATTTTTAATCGCCGTCCAAATGTTGGAAACAGTAGTCTTAACCGTGTTAAAAGCGTTCGTAACGGCCATTCTGATTCGTATAACCGTCTTTGCTATCGCATTATGGATACTTGTCCATATAGATACAATCTTCGCAAGAACAGCCTTTAACGCGTTCGTAATGCCTTCTTTAATGGCGTTGAAGGATTCCGTAATGGTTCCCCAAAGAAGTTTTGCGCCTGCCTCGACCTTTTTAAAGTTCTTTGTCAACCATATCATGGCGGCAATCGCCGCGGCAATCGCCGCCACGATCAACCCGAACGGCCCGGTTAATACTGTAAGTACAGGCCCGAGGGTTCCGATTGCGCCAACGATGGCCCCTATAGAGCTGATTAAAGTACCGACAACGACAAGTACAGGCCCGAGAGCGGCGGCAACAAGTGCGGCCTTTACGATCATTTCCTGTGTGCCTGGCGACAACTCATTCCATTTCTCTGTAATTTTCTGTATAAACCCCGAAATCTTTTCAATGACAGGTGAAAGCGTGGTAAGAAGTGTGCTACCCAATTCGCTCCCGGCTGTTTTTAAATCATTCATCGCCATTGAAAATTGGTCGGTCGGGGATAAGGTCGCGTTAAAGGTATCTTCTATCGAGTTACCGGCATCAGCAACCGTTTGTTGTAAGTCTTTGAAATTAAGACTTCCGTTTTTCACGGCGTTATAGATTTGGTCGCCGCTCTTACCGAACAGGTCATACGCGGCCGTTAAACCGTCCATATCGCCTGTTCCGTTCTTTATGGTATCCTGTAGGTTCGCCAATGCCTGGTCGAGCGGTACGCCGTCTTTTGCGGCGGCTTTTAACGCCTTGCGTAGTCCCTGCATGACCGTTTCAGAGTTGGCCCCGGATGTTTCCATCTGTCCCATCAATACGGCCGATTGTTGAGCGGATAATCCCAGTTGCTGAAACCCTGTCGCGTTTTGGATAAGGCCCTGTAAAAGGGTGTTCATATCCGCGCCTGTATCCTGCCCAACCTTGTTTAACTGATCGAGTAATGATCCTGCCTGTGATGCGTCAAGGCCGAAGGCCGATAACGCTTTTTGCGTTTGGTCAACGGACGAGGTCACATCGGTATTATTAAGTTTTGCAAACTTGATAAACTTTCCCGACAGTGCTTCAAGTTCTTGCCCGGTCAACTGGAACCGTGTTGCCACTTCTCCAACGGCGTTTCCTGCGGTTACAAAGTCGGTCGGGATGTCTGACGCGAGGTTTTTTACAGATTGGTGCATATCGTCCAACGCCTGCCCGGTCGCGCCTGTTTTCCTGGTAACGGTATCCAATCCTTCGTCGACGGTCTTAAACGCGGCGATAGATGCGCCGCCTAGAGCGACTAAAGGCCCTGTAACATGGGTTGTTAGGTTCTTTCCGATGTCCGTAACCTTGCCGCCAATCTGTTTTAATTCCTCGGACAATGCCTTTAATTTAACATTACCAATGCCCTTTAACTGCCCTTTGAAGTTCTTCAGCTTCGATTCCGTGGTTACAATCTCTCGTTGTAATTCGCGGTATTCCTTCGAATTCTTATCAACCTGGTTTGCGTCTAACTTCGCCTGTGTTTCTTTTAACGCCTTTAAACGGTCTTCAGTTTCCTTTACCTTATCTTTTAACAAGGTTTGTTTCTGTTGCCATAAGGTAATACTTGTCGGATTGAATTTAAGGCCGTTGTTAACCTGCCTTAATTCCTTATCTATGCTCCTTAAGGAGGAATCGACATGTTTTAACGCCTGTTCAAGCGGTGCGGTATCGCCTCGGAATTCGATTGTTATACCTTTGATATTTCCGGCCATATTATCACCTATCCAAAGAAGGCGTTTATAGCGCTCTGCGTCGCCTTCCGTTTCCTGTTCTTCTTTGCTTCGTCTGTCGGTTCTTTGTTGCGCTCGTTATACGCGATCACAAAGTCGACAACCTGGCCGACTGTCATTTCCCGAATGTCGGCAAGCGTCAGTCCTCGTTCAATTCCTGCGAGGATGATTGTGTCGAGATCGACGGCTTCGCCATCTTTACTTTCTTGAGTGTTTGGCGAAGCCTCATCAACTTTTTTGAACTTACGAAACCTTGTGCCGCAAGTTTAACGACCTCGGGTACGATAATATCCACAGGGAATATTTCTAACTCCGTAACCCATGTGACAGGGTCGGGGATATCTCCATCTGCGGCTTTCGCCATCGCCCAGGTTATATTAATGATGTCAACAAACTCTAACCCGGAAAGATGCGAAACAGCATCAATTAAACGATCGCCGTCGATTGCCTTCGCGACATCTGCCAAATGTACTTCGCCATCTTTCCCGATGCTCTCAAAAAAACCGCCAATCATGTCGGTTAAAGAAGCAACGACAGGCGTAAGCGTCGACACGATATCATGGCCGAACTGATTTCGGTAAATCATCGCCCAGACTGTATTGTTTGAAAGAAGTATTTCTTTATCTTCGATTTTAATGTTTTTAATCATTTCATCACCTCAAAAATAATCAAGGGTGGAACAGTTGTTCCACCCCCTTTTGTGATCAAGTTGTTGACGGTACAGGTGGATTAGTAAATAAGGTGCTGTATCCTGTTGCGCTCTGATTGTAGCTAACCATCGTAACGCCTGTTTTGTTGTCCCCGGCGACGGTAACAGCGATCGTTTCCGTAGCAGGTTCCTTACTCTCTTCGATGGTTGCAAACTCTCTCGTAATGCCACCTAAAGAAGCATTGTAGAGAATCACGCGGCGTTTTTCTGCGTCGCCGTCAACCTCGAAAGCGATATATACGTTGGGTTTCGTTGCACCTTTAACGAGTGCAAAACCGCCGTCAGTCTTTGCGGTATATCCCAGGAACTGCGTTTTAAAGGCGTCGTCGAATTTCGCTACCTCTAAATCGCCTTCCATTGTGCCACCGCTGTAACCGCTCCAATATGCGATGTTATCAGCGTAGAAAATATTCTGTTCGCTCTGTTCCTCGGGGGAGAAACTAACCGCGCCCGGCTGATGATACGGTGAACCAAGGGTTACGTTTCCACCTGTATCAACCGTATAGGTTCCGATATGTAAGTTGGAAATACCAAATTCAACTTTATTTGCCATTGAATTTACTTCCTTTCTCTAAACAAAATAGTAAATAACGAACACTCCTTCCGACTCTATCCATGAATCGTCGGATTTATCATAGATATATCCATGCGACAGCAAGGTGCTTTCGATAGCGTCTTCTTTTGTTTCGTCTTTTTCTGTAAAATAGTATTCAATACGATATGTATTTCGTTTGTGATAGATCGTATTGTCTGCCTTAAAGGTATCTTGACCGCTACCAACATACACTATGTACGGAGGCGTTACCGTCGCATCCTTCCGAAAATGGGAATAGGCACACGGCAAATTTAATGTTTGTAAAACCTGGAAAAGAGTCATGATGATAATATCCTTTCAACTTCTTTCTGAAATTGCTCGTTTGCCCATTTCTCAACGTCCGCGATATGCGGTTTCGCTTCTACTCGGGATTTCTTTCCCGGGTGCGTCGGTTCGGGTACTACGGCGTGTCCATACTCCAAAAGGTGGGTCAACTGATAATCCGTCGCGTTATAGATTACGTTGTAATCCAACCTTTTTTCGTATGTCCATCCCTCCGCGTACCTTCCATTGTGCTTATCTCCGCGCGGTGATTTCTGTTTCAGCATTTGAACAGCTTCTTCCGAAACCTTGTCCATGGCCTCATAGGTCGCCGCTTTCACTTCTTCGGGGTAATCGCCTATAATGGTTTCCATTTGAATTCTAAACGAACCATGCCGCGGTGGGCGTTTCTGTTTATACTTGCGCCTAGCCATTAGCGACCCTCTTTGCACATACCAGGGCGATCTTGTCCTTTTGTGCGGTCCAATCGGGGCGGATTATGTTATATACTTCGTTTTCGAATTCGATTAGGCGTTCCCCATGATAGTCGGCGCGGTTGGTCACTTCGAAGGTAATGGACGGATGTAACCCGGCCTGCGCCGCGTTGTAAAATTCGGATGCGTACACGCCCCGGGGCATTACATACACTTTTCTTTTTGTGTAAGTGATGGATTCGTTTCCATAGGCGTCGAAAGACGAAACTGACGCGCCCAAAAGGTAAGCGATACCGTCATACATTTGTCCCACCCCAATTCGTGTACCCGGTCGCGGTCATAAGTTGCGCTTTCTGTTCGTCGTATGAGCGTTTTAACCTGTCATACTCGTCGACCAAACCGAAATTCATAAGACAGTAGGTAATAATGGCCTGTGATACAAGGGCGTCGTAGCTTGTCGGCACGATTACCCCTGCTATCCCTAAATCCATTTGCGCCGCTGTGATAAGGTCGGTTAATTGGCCTGCGTCAAACTCGTTCGTAGTGATCCGCGCCGCCTCTTTAACTTTAGTCAGCAAGGTTTGAACCGTCATCATAATTTATCACCATCCAAGGAAGGGCAGGGCCTTAACCCTGGCCCTTTCCTTTTGCATTTGTGTAGTTGATGTAAAAATCTTTTGTTACCATGGTATGGGCAACATGGACTAGTGGAATTGAAGGGTCACACAAGAGCGTATACCCACATTTTCGCGCCCTGTAGCAGAAAGACAAATCTTCGCCTACATCCCCGATAGGGGAAAACATATGACCAAATTTTAGATATACTTCGCGGAATATCTCTGTTTTCATGAGGACGCAACCGAAACCGCATCCGGCGACCTCGAAAAGGCCGTCTTCGGGGAATTCGTTGTAATCCTCCCATGTTGCTCTATTCTTCTCGTCGATTTCTAACTCTTTAAAGATGACAGGGGAGAATGGAGCGGTTCTCCTGTAATACACGCCTGTTACAAAATCCGCGCCTTCCTCGATGTCTTTTAGCAACAAGAGTAATGTAGTAGGGTTAAAAACCATGTCAGAATCGAGCCATAAAACATAATCCGCGCCATCCTCAAGGGCCTTTGACGCTAACTGATTTCTGCTTGAATAGATCAGCGAACCAATGTTAAACCGTGTTGATACCATAGTATCTTCGATACCATAAGAGGTCATTTGTGCAAGGGAGTTCGCAAATTGTGCAGGAACTAAATCCATACACGGAATCGCTATTAATACTTTCTTCATTTTGTCACCTCATAATCTTTCTATCAGCCTTTTGTGATCTTAACGAAGGCATCCGGGGCAACCACGCCCAGGCCAACATAACGACGGCCTAAAACTTCGATCATGTCTTCTTTCTTCCGGGTCATTTCATCGAACTTGAAGGAAATATCGTCGCCGTTCGGGAAGTTGGCGATTGCACCGTGTCCAAGGTCACCAACCAGGGCGATCGTTTCGCCTGTAGTTGCGGCGGCGGCTGTCTTGATCGTGTTGTTGTGGACAACTCTTAACCCCTCAAATGGGTCGTATGCGTAACCTGCGCTTGCTCTTAATGCCTTGTAAGCGGCCTCTGTCTGTCTGTTCATGATGATAACCGGGTTTCTTGCCTCGTCGGAAAGGAAACCAAGGGCGGTTGCAAAATCACCAAGGGCGATAGAGGAAACTTCACTAACCGGGACAGACGGACAGGTGGTTGTGGAAACAGTGTCGCAAGCGATGATCTTCGCTACAAGCTGATCGGCGCATTTCTTTGCGATACGATAGGTTAACTCGTCGTAGATGTAACGTAAGAAGGCTTCGCCTCTCATATCGTATACTTCGTCGGAGATTGCGATCCATTTTTTGATGGATTCCGGAACGAGTGTAACAACGCCAAGAACTAACGCTTCTTCGCTCACTGCCTCGCCGCCCTCTGTGTGTACGGTTGCTTCGCCGCCGGAAATCTCGAACCCAACTTTAAGATTTCCCCTGAAGTTGGTCGTATTAACCAGGGACATGATCTCTTCGTTTTCCCATGCGGTTTTTACAATGTCGTAAACAAATTCGGGTACAGGTACGGTTCCGCTACCTACGTTTTCGGTTAACAGTGCGCGGCACTCGCGATCGTCCCCGGTCTTGATGTATTCAGCATAGGCGTTAATATAATCTTTGCTATTTCTGATCTCCATGTTAGACATATCTTTGTCTTCCTTTCTTGTTTCTACAGGTACGCCGCTACCATGGGCGACGGCCTTTGCATCGGCTTTTCTTTTTTCGATATCTGCCATAACTGCGGCTTTCCTTGCTTCAAGGGCGTTGATCTCTGCCTTAAGAAGGTCGATAGCATCGAGGGATTCAGCCGCGTCGATTTCGATATCAATTTCTGCCATTCGTGTCTTGATGCCTTCTAAATCAAGCATCATGATTTCGTCTACAGTCATGGTTATTACTCCTTTTTAAGTAATCGTTTCTTCAGTTCCAACTTCGCCCGGTTGAGTCGCTCCGCTCTTGCCTCCTCGATCACTCCGTCGATTTCGCTTCGGGTTTCTACGCTGATAGATGTCCCATCATTCGCAGGAATGGATACAGCAGAAACGTCATAGAGTTTGGATACGCGTAAAATCCGGTTCAGAACATCAATGCGGCCGTCTTCCAGGTCGGTTCGCGTTCTTTCGAGTCGGTCAATAGTGAAACCGAACGACATTTTATCCGTGTATCCTCCGCGGATTTCTTCGTATAACTCGCGTCCGAGTTCTGTTCCCGATAAATCCGCTTTTATGAATAATCCTTTCTCGTCGGGTTCGACAGTCAAGGTATTATTGCTGTTCCTGGCGATTACGCGCCCTTCGTGGTTATACTGCATGATAACGTCGCTCATATCCGTATCGGTGAACGCGTCCTTATCGACGACTTCGCGCAATATGATTTCGCTATCCTCGTACAGGGTATAGGGTTCTTCGAAGGTGGACGCATACCCGGAAACCACCATGGTTTCTTTCTCTTCGGGTTCGTCGCCTTCGGCCCTGGTTTCAATGTTAAGCATCATGCTTCGGTATTCTCTATTATCATTCTTCGGCATTAGAATTTCCCTCCTCTGTCAAAGTATCGGTTGCTTTATATTCGCCACGGATCGGGGCCACCTGTCCGGCACCGTCCGGGAGTGGGTCATAATTGAATAACTCTCGGATTTCGTCGATTAAGATCGCGCCACGGTCACCCAGCTCCTTTGCCATCTGAACTTTCGCGGATGTACTCATGTACTGAAGGCGGTTCGCGGTCGCCCGGATGCCCGAACCCTGCGCCCTCTCACGCTCGGAGAAAGCCGCCTTGGTCATGGCCTCCGAAAACTGGATCGCGAACGGTTCAACCGCTCCGTCGAAAAATGCTTCGAGTTCTTCGGCCTTTGCGATGTTCTGTAGCACCGCTTCATTAACCCCGAAGTAATTGTATACATTCTCGCGTATTAGGTTCATCTGATCGGCGTCAACGGTGTACGGTTTTACATCTATTTGGCGAATATCTTTGTATGTGTTCGGGAACAGTAAGAACCCTCCCGACTCTGATTCGGCTGAAAGGTTTGTTTCAGTAAATCTCTTTCTTTCGGCGGCAAGGTCTTCCGGCTTCGCGAAGTTGGATAACTGCGCCATGAATCGGAATGTGCTAGAATTTTCTACGGCTTCGTGGATGCCTTCGGCCTGTAAATGAATCAAACTCATTGTTTCATCTAATGCCCGATGTGTATCGCCGAAGAAATCACTTTTGTATTGGTGCTTCGTCAAAACCGCACATTCGCTCAATTTAACCGCCGCGTTTTCGCCGTGGCTGAATCTATAGCGTAACCACGGTTCGCCCTCATATTCGACGATTTCGCACCGTGAAGGCAACACAGGATAATAACCAGTGATCCGCATATCATCGTCGAATATCGGCGTAACAAACGCCGTATTTTCTACGTCAAGTATTGTTGAAACCCGATACAGGAATTGGGCATTGGTCTGAAACTGATTCATTCCTAGTTTGAGTTTCGCCTGTAACGATGGGTTCGCGGTGCCGTATGGCTGTATTTTTAATTTACTGATATGCCTTGCCCTGGCGTCAATCGCCGCCCTTACCACATCGCTTTCGTAGATCGCGCCGCCCCAGGAGGTAAAAACAGGGCGATAGGCGGTCAAGGTTTGAAATAATGACCTTGCCTCGCGTAGTGCCTGCTGTGATTCTTTGGCCTTGTCGGGCCTAAAGATTTTGTCAAATAATCCCATAATGCTTATCCCTCGTTTTTCAACTGGCCTCCTATCTCGGAATACCATTTCTGCCTAACGCAAAACGCATCGGAAAGGGCGGCCGTTCCATCAATACGACCTGTCGGGTTTATCTTGACGAGTTTTCCCCGACCTCGTTCAGTATTCATCTTGATAGCCGCGTTAAGTAAATGTATTTTCATTAAGGCGTTATCGCCTATATATAACTTTCTGTCTTTAATGATGCCTTCCATTTCCTGGAGGACGCCCCAAAGGTTATCGCCCTGGTAAACGTCGTCCATATGGAAACCGTAACTTTTCATGTCTGAAACTAGATACTGCGCCGAATACCTGTCGTACCCTGTCTGTAACGGATACAGTTCGTATTTCTCGATCAAATCAACAAACCATTGATATACGTCATGGTAATCAATAAAGTTGTCGCCGCTTTCGGAAAGATACCCCTTTTGGATGTACTGGTTATAGGGTACGCCGTCGCGCTCGGTCGCCTCTTCTATCTTCTCAGATGGCAACCAAAAATGAGAAACGACGTATAAAACGCCTTCCTTTTCCACCAGGGCGACAGCGGCCGATAAATCTGTCGTTTGCGACAAGTCAAGGCCGCATACACAATACGAACCGCGTAGCATTTCCATGTCAATCGGTTCTCCGCTTATGTCCTCTACCGCATTGATCGGGAGCCATGCAAGGCTACTGTTTTGTTTGACGTTGCAATGTTTGCAAAGGAACTCTGCCTTTTTAGATGGCGACCCTTCAGCGATTGCTATTTGTTCTAGCAGATAATCACGCGATACTGATACGTCTATATTTGGGTTTGCCTTTATAACCTCGTTTATATCGTTCCATTTTCCTACATCGTCAATCATATATATGATCGGGAGGAAACGTCGTTCTTTGCTGTCGCCAAGTAGTACCCTCGTTGCCCTTAACAGCAATTCGTCAAAAATCCCACCGCTGATATACCCGGCGGTTGTGATGCTGAAAATAATTGGTTGTTCTCTGCTACCCAGGGCCGAAGTCATGACCTCATATTGGCGCAAACCCTGTTCGCCCGGCCATGCCGCGATTTCGTCGCATATTCCTAAATGTGGGTTGTACCCGTCGCTACGCTTGGCAGAAAAGGGTATTTTCTTAATTGACGAATTTGTAGACGGAACATATTTATAACCCTTCTTTGGTTTTGCGAGTCCCTTTAATTCGTCGTCTAACAAAACAGATTGCCAAAATGCTTCGTATACAATATCTGCCTGGTCTACTTTAGGCGCAACGCAAAACACATCCGCCCCGTATTCGTCGTCGTCGAAAACAGCGTCGCCGATTACCCCGGCGGCAATAGAACTTTTACCGTTTTTTCTGCCCAACAGCCAAAGCACTTCACGGAATTGACGCAATCCATTTTCGTCTACAATTCCGTACATACAAGACAAAGCGGCTTTTTGCCATATCTCCAACTTTATAGTCTTTGGCGCCCATTTTCCCTTTACATGGTGCGTATGGGTTTCTATCCATCGGATTTTTCTATGTGCTTTTTCATTGTCGTAAAAGAAAAGTCCATCTTCTAATCCGTTGATGATATATTCGTATAACAGGCGCGTCCATTTTCCGACGTTTGCCCGTCCGTCTTTTATCATCTGATAGTAAATCCGTATGTAGTTTTCCATTGTCACCCCAACTTTTATCTATCTTTTTCCAAGTTTTTCCTATTCGGAGGAAAATCTACCTCCCTTTCACTCATCGGTCTATGCCCCTAAAAAAAATTTCATGAATAGGGGGGGATATTTTTCCCAATCACTGTCCCATCTTCAAGAATTTTGTATCTTTTTTTCGCTTCAGCTTGGTCTTTACGCCTTTGATTCACATCCGCGAACCTGTTCCCCCACTTCTTCGCAACGCGCGCCATTACTTCGGCGTGTTGTTCCCTGTGACACTCACGGCAGAGCATCTCCAAGTTGTCGTAACCTGTCGCGATCTCCGGGTTGGTAATGTTCATCGGTGTAAGTTCTTCAATGTGATGTACGATAACACCAGGCTTGTATATTCCTTTGCGCAAACAGTTCTCGCAGAGATGATGAACACTCTTTGCATATTCGTTCCTGCAATCCTGCCACGCCTTGGAAGAATAAAACGCTTTCGCAAATGCCCTAGCCATCCTATCACATCCACTTGTCGAGATACTCCCGACGAATCATGTTCGGCCTTTCGTACCAATCCCCGATTGAACAGTAATGCACGATCGCCGGGTCGTCGGTGTAACCTGTCATGCAGTTCTCGTTGTACCTGGTGTCTACCGTTACGGCCTTGCCCTGTATGAGTCCGTATTTGTTCCAGGCGTCTTGATCTGCCCAAGGTTGGCGAACCGTGTTAAGATATTCCCTCATCGGTTCCACGATGTTATCCTGTCGCATCCGCTGAAGGTTGATAACTGCGACGCCCATGTTATAATACAGGTCGCCGAACGGTTTATATCTGCCTTTGTATTCCGGCACCGCGCCGAACCATTTCCCTTTAAGGTCTGTCTTCCACAGCGGTTCTAACGTATCATTGATTATCGTATCAATATCCAGGTGAATGACCTTATTGCATTTTAGAATGTGCGGATAACAAACCTTTAGAAGATTGATGTATGTAAACTGATTGTTATAGTTCACGCCCGACGGCGGAAACCATTCCTGGTCAGCTACGTTTATGATCGTTGCGTCGCAAGGTAATTCGAATGGGAATTCGTCGTCCTCGCATAAGATATATACTTTAGCTTTCGGGTTCGTCGCCATCAACGAGCGGATTGACGGCAACAATTTGTGATATACATTTCGTGTCAGTGCGTATACAATGTTCACTTTATAAACCTCCGTCGTTAATGGTGCATCGTGCAGGGCCTTGGTGGTAGACAACCGATTATTGCCTCAAGAGGTATCAATCTCTCATGAAAGGAGGAAAAAGTTTTTTTATGAACGGCGAAAAGTTCCAGAAAGCCGCAGGCCCTTACACGGCACCCGATTAATTTCAAAAACTCAAAAAGGGTCGAAGTAATGTCTAACATTACCCCGGCCCTTCCGTGAGGTGACGTAACGAAAGATACTCCATTACACCCTCATTATTTCGTATAATTATTTGTTTGTAAATATTTGGTTTTTCTGACAACTTCTAGTTATCCACAAAAGAAGTCAGACTATCCACAATCGCCGTCATCATCTTCCAATGTGACGGCGATACACATTAGCGTAATACCTACAATCGCGCCTACAATGAACGCTAATACCATCCCCATTCGTACACCTCCAACCATTTAAAAAAAACTGGGATCGTGTGTCTTTTATTTATCATCGTTTTCCGTCACCTCGTTTTTAATCATTCTTGTTGGTAAATCACTGATTCGTGATTCGATCTCGATTACCGTTTCGATTAACGGTTCGTCTAAAGATTCTTTTTCGTAAATCTCCTTCGCGAATTCAATCAGCGTATTTACGACAGCGGCACGACTGATATATTCGAACTTCTCTTTAGGTATGTCGGTATCGAAAGGATACCAGGCGGCATACGGGTTTATATCCGTCCGTACCTCGTCCCATTCACGCATAAAGGCTATATTCTCCGCGTAAATTCCTGGTACTTTGTTGTCCTTGATTATTTGAATGTACTTGTCATCAGTTAAGTGTTTCAAAACACCCCCCTTTCTACCGCCCCCGATTACGATCAGAGGCGGCGAAGGTAATATTCAATGGCTCTTTCTGTTGTAGTAACTCATTTCCCTTTGATAGTTCAGAAAAAGCAGGTTAACAAGTTGCCGACCGTTAACTAGTTCCTATATCTTCTCCGGCTTGACGGATGCCTGGAGTTGATACCCTGTTAATAAGCGCGGCCTCGATCATGTCGTAGTCTACGTTTTCTCGTTGAGGGTAATTGGTAAACTTATTCCTCGCGCGCGCGTTATTTCTTTTATTACTTTCTTTATTTACTTTGGTCGGTAATTTATACCGTACCCCCTCGGTAATTTTTACCGTACCCCCTCGGTAATTTTTACCTAGGGTAACAGGCACCCTGTAATCAACGTATTTCATGCCCTTATGTGGCCGTTCTCTCTTCTCCACTAATCTGTCATCACACAGTCCCTTTAAAACGTTTCTAACGCTCTTTTCGACCATACCCGACCGTTTGCGGAGGAAAGAGATTGATCCCTGGAACCAATCGCCGTTTCGCGAAAATCCGTAAATGATCGCGAAGATAACAAGGCGGTTTCCTGTCAGTTTCAGTTCTTCAACCATCCAAGGATAGATGATTATAAATTGTTCATTCATCAAGATAATACCTTGCGTACCTCACCTTATCGCCGTAACGGTTCGTTGCCGACTCGGATACGGCCTGTATTTGGTAGCCGTCGTCCTTTAGGTCAGAGATTCTAGGGGCCAACCGCATACAGCCGAATTCCCTTAACGCGTCGACAGGTGTAATACTTCCATGTTCCTTTAAGTAGCGGAGGATTTTTGCTTTTTGGGTTGCTCTTGCCACAATTCCACCTCGATTCGGGGCCATTTTTTGTCGACGTAAAATTCATCGCTGAAACCTGTGATGTATTTCCAACCGTCATCGGGAAGGATTTTACATTGCACCATCGCGTCTTGTATCACCTTGCGACCATATGACGAAATGTTGTCGAGATCGCGGCGGCGGTCTTTCTCATACCATCGGTATTTCATGAATACAGGGCCGTCGACTCTGAACCCTTTAAGTTGCTGTCGTATCTGCCAGGCGATAAAGTTTTGGTCATTCTTCTTAAAATTGTCGCCTGCAAATTTGCTCTTTCGGTTCGCGTATATGAACTCGTTTAAACCGGGCAAGCGATCATGAAAACATAACTGTAAAACTCTTTTCATTCTTCCCCCTTATAGACAGGCGGTAATGGCATCCATGCGACCACATCATCTATTAATTGCCATACTTCATTGTCATCCATCCACTGATAAGGACCCCTGTATTCTAAATTCTGACCAAGGTATTTCCATATCCAAATGGTTCCGTTTGTATCTTGCACAAGTACAACTTGTTCATCTTCAGGCAATCTCTCCGACAAAGGAATCCATTTCTGTGGTTCGATGGTAGGCTGACTCACAACAATTGGAGTCACAACATCTGCCATTACTTGTCTTATTAAGTCTTCTTTTCTTGTATCTGCTATGCTCCATCTATTGAGTAAGTCCTCACAAAGTTTGTCTTTATCTATCAGTTTCATCAGAATCACCCTTCTTCTTCAGCATCCCCTCCACATCCCAATCGGCAGGAATGTCCTCTTCAAGCAAACAGTGTAAATTACCTCGTAACTGACATCTGTCACAAGAGATATGCTTCTCACAGTATCCTTTAATGGTTAGTAGTGCTTTTTTAATTGTCATCATGTTCACCTCTCACATTGTCATTCCTGCCAGCATAAGAACCACTCCAACAAGAAATAAACAAGTTCCTATTATCGTCATCCAAAAACCTATCATTTCTATCATTCGGAATCACCTCTCAATTCTTCCAATCGTTCTTAAGCGGAAAACCAGAACGATATAACGTATCATCAATCATATAAGTTTTTCCTAGACACCATTTGTCATATACCGCACGGCTCAGAAAATGATGTTCATCACCATTCTTTAAAATCACAATAAATATTGACGGTCTTTTAATTTTCTCAATCTCATGGCGGTGTTCATCAATAAAGCGATAAGCATAATAATGTGCATTTCGCATATATTCAGAGACATGTGCATGTATCACTCTGAATCACCTCTTTTCCTCATATCAGCACCACAGTTAGGACAGAAGTCAGCACATATATGATATGTTGTTTTATTACATACAGAACATCTCCATTTGCCCTGTAATTTTTCAGAATCTCCACGAATCCACTTCCCCTTCCGTGGTTGTACGGATGGCAGACCATTCAACACTCGTTCGATGGTATTCCGTGATGCAGACCACTTCATATACTTCCTGTGGCAATCTTCACACCACTCTTCGTTTCCTTCGTGATCGCAGTTAAAACAATACACATATTCAAACTCGGCATATATCGCATCAATCGCCGCCTGTCTTTCAATCAGATCACTAATCTGAATCACACTCCTTTATAGGACACCATTCTTGCCTCTTATCTCCCAAATTCCATGTATTATGAATCTTTCTTCCTGTCCTGCTTTTTGCACAACATCTTCCTTTTTCCAAATCGGAGTGAAAATACGGACAAGTCCAACAGCCTTTTGGCATTGGAATATCAATTTGAATCATTCTGAATCACCCTTCTTTTCACCGTAACAACAATGCTGATAATCAAACTCATGCCCTTGTGCATATCCACGGAATTGTACAAGGGGACAGGCATCCGGCTTCCAGATCCATACCGTTTCCTTACCATCCATTATGTAATCACCGATGCCAAAGTTATGTTTTTTACAGTCCTTACAATAGACGATTTCCGACTGTGGCTCGATGGTTGGGGCATTCATGACCGCAAATCTACTGTTATACTCCTCTAAAGGTATGCATTTAATAAGTTCGTCCGCATCAATTAGTCTCACTCTGAATCACCTTCTTCCATACGGCATCCGCAGTTAGGACAGAAGTTATCCTCCCCATCGTCTGCAATTTGCCATGAACAACCGCACAAACCACAGATACTACTTTTACCCCATAATTCCTCGCAAAAGTGGGTGTATGTAATCTTCCCCTTCCGTGGCTCAAATGTAGGGATATTGTTTAGGTTATCTCTTATGTCATTCATAGAAAATCGAATATCATTCGGAGAAAAATCAAAGGATTCCGTATACCATGGGAAAATTGCGTCCGCGTCTATTAATCTCATATAATCACATCTCCCTTAATACTTTAACGATTCGGTTATAACCTTCAGCGGTCAAGCCTTCCAGGGTTTCCACATTCGCCATCGCTAGAACTATGCTGATGTTCATCCCCTTTTTTTCTGCCCATTTGTGAATCAACGAGATTTCGGCCTCCGTGATCGGGCGGTCGTCCGTTGGTTGCGTTGGCTTAACGTCTTCGCGCGTTGTTGGTGCGTTGGCGTTTTGGCGTTTCGGCGTTTTGTGCTTGAAGGTGGTAACCTTATTGTTTTTTAAGTTGCTGACCGTTACGGAAGAGATCGCGCGGCCCTGGTACTGGATATCCGTTACAACAAAATCGTCAAAACATACATATTTTTTCCCATCATGTTTGAATGTCTGAAGATCTGTACTATAGATGAACATATCCGGGGCCGTGTACAGTTCCCGACCGATTCCCCAATTAAAACACGCCCTTTTGAAGGAATCGGACGCCCGACCCTTTTGGGCGTCCATGTTTGAATCGGTGCCTGTATCCTCTTTCGATACCCATTCCTTTTTCTCTGCATCCCATACCGAAACGATACAGTTTGTATTATCCCTTGTATGTTCCCTTTTCCAGTTCATCGGTCCGAACGTTTCGTCAAGGATGTTCATATCTACTCGCGCGTTTTTGTACAGTAACAGCCGCGCGCCGCCGCTGTTCACCGACTGTATACGCACGTCAATATCGTCGGGCGTTAATAATCGAATGTCCTTCATTACATCACCTCTTTATCTGCCCTCTTTCTTAAGTAGCCTATACTTTTTTCGCAGGTGTTTAAGGGTTTCTTTTTCTTCAAGTATTTTTTCTTCTACTCTCAAAATATCACGCAACACTATTTCCGATTCTTTTTTTTCTTCAAGGCATGATGTGCAATACTCCGCGATACTATCAAGCGTTTCTCCGGGGATTGGCTTGTTAAGTTCAATATCCCACGCGCGATCATAATTGCCGCCGCCTTCCCATCCGTCTTTATAGATGCGGAGATTCAACGTGTTAACGTGTCCCGAATAATCAAAAAAAACGGTCGGTAAAGTTCCCGTATATGTCCTTTGTCTTCTCTCATATCCGTTAGTTGCTAACACCAAGGCCAAAATCGTTGTGACCGAGTTTAACACCTCGTCCTTTTGTAAATCTGTCATTTTTTGAACCTCCTATTTAAGTCGAAGGCTTTCGCCTCTTTCGCCGAGATAAGCAAAGTTTAATTCCTCGCCTCTTTCCAATGCTTCACGAATGGCAGTCTTATCAAATTTAACGTCCCAATCTTGAAAAGCCTCTGGAACAGAAAGGATATTTGTCCCCTCTTTAATGATTACAGGGGCCTTGCCGCCGTTCTTCGCGATCGACCATGTAAAACGATCTCCTTTAACGGTTCTCTTTCCAAGTCGTTCCAACGTTGCGCGGACGTTGGTTTTAAGAAAGTCGATACTCCCGGCAAGGGTTTTCTTTTTCGCCGTGAGTCGCTTTAACTCCGCGTCGACCTTGTCAAGGTCTGCCTGCAACTCATTTACGATCACGCCGTAGGAATCCAACTTGGTTTCGATTTCACCATCGACGCCTTCCAACGTTCCCTGTATAACGTCTTCTTCGAATTCCCCTGTTTCTGCCATTTCTAAAATTCTTTCAAATTGCTTATTAAGTTCGTACAATGTCATATTAATTACCTCCGTATTTGCTCTCCGGCGAATTTATCGCGTCTGTGACAAATGCCAATCTTGTTTCGTCCTGGTCGAGTATGTCAGCCTTTACAAGTTCGTGTACGATTTGAAGTATGTCGACCATGATATCGGTTTTGGTTCCCGATATGCTGATTTTGTCCTTATCACAATGAATCATTGTCTTCCTTTCCCTCTTCCTCGGAATAGAAGGTGTATTCCTTCTTTTCCTCTGTTTCCTCTTCCCCTGCGGTGTCGTTTTTGCGTTCTTCCATTTCTTCGTAGGCCTGTTTGATATCCAAGTACAGGTCGCAATACTCGCGGCAAGCCTCGATATCATTACGCCAGGCCGCCGACTTTGCTTCGGATTTTGCCGCATCTAAAATTTTCTCGATCATGACCGGGTCGTCGATGGAAAGTGATAGATTGTTGCTACCGCTCGCGTAAACGTAAAAGTTGAATTTTCTCATTTTTTATAACCTCCGTTCAATGTTCTTTATCCTGCGTTCAAGGTTGTCGGTTCGCTTGTGATCCGTTACACCGTCCGTTGCGATCACTCCGCAAAGGAACCCGATTGCCATCGTTAAAATCGGAACTACTACTGTAAACATTTTTCTTCCTCCTTTATGTCCTCCAAGATCAGTTCGTTTTGGTCGCACCATATTTCGATTAATGTTCTTATAATCTCCACGGCGTCGCCTCCGTTCCGTATATGCCCTTATAACCGTTCTTGCCTTTTAGGGGTATAAATTATCCTTGAAAAGGCGAAAAACGATTCTAGGGCGTTTCTGTGCGTCTGTGTACGGTTTACGATGCGTTTACGCAAGTAAATCCGTAAAAAATATTTCCTGTGGTTCTTCGATGTCTAATAACTGACAAAGTAAAGAAATCTCTTTCCTGGAAAAGTCGCCATCGTTTTCCATCTTGCGATAGAAAGTAGACGGAACGATACCAAGAGCCTCGCATACTTCCGTTACAGACTTGTCAGCCATGACCATGGCGGCGCGTAGCTTTTTTCCGTTAAACATTCCCTACCCTCCTTTCCTTGCGTTTATGTATCTGTTTGTTAACACTTACGCAAATAATGTAACATCAAATTATTACAAAGTCAATGCGTAAATGAAAACTTTTTCTTACGGCGGTGTATAACCCTTGCGGATTTGCAATATATATGATAAGGTTTTCTTACACGCTTTAGGGGGTAAAGAACATGGAAATTAAAGACATTATTAAAGCAAGGCGAACCGAATTAGGCTATTCGATGAGGGATATAGCGCACCGCGTCGGCGTAAGTGAAGCAACTGTTTCCCGATGGGAATCGGGCGACATTGAGAACATGAAAAGAGATAAGATCAAGAAATTAGCGGACGCCCTTTTGATCTCTCCGGGGGTTATTATGGGTTGGGATACCGTGCGCGAAGATAACCCCGATTACATCTACCTGGATGCCTTTATTAAGGCGGCAGACGCGAAGACGCTTAAACAATTACGGAATTATGCTGAATTCATAAGAGAAAAGGGGGTGGTCTAATGAAACGAGCGGCATTATACGTTCGTGTCATACGTTAGCACGCAAGAGCAAAAGAACCACGGTTTGTCAGTCGATAACCAAATCAAAGTCCTTTCGGATTATTGCGCCGCCAATGGTTACATAATCCACGACATTTACAACGATGCAGGGATATCAGCGCGGAAATCATACAAGAACAGGCCCGAACTCCTGCGAATGATCGCGGATTGTCAAAAAGGTGTTCTCGACCTGGTGTTGTTTACGCGGCTTGATCGTTTCTCGCGTAATGTCGGGGCCTACTACTCGATCGTTGACCAAATGAACGGCGTACCATGGAAGGCCGTCCTGGAGGATTTCGAAACGGAAACCCCCGACGGCGTATTTAAAGTAAATATAATGTTGAGCGTCGCCCAGTCAGAGGCAGACAAGACCGCCGCCAGGCTGAAAGATTCCTATCAATACCGCAAAGCGAAGGGGATATTTTATGGGAAGGCCCCGACAGGTTACACCGTCGAGGGTGGGAAGTTGATAAAAGACCCAAAGACAAAGGACGGCGTACAGGCCATGTTCAACACTTATCTAAAAACATTGTCTGCCGCCAAAACAATACAGGTCGCCGGGGAATATGGGATTCCCCTTTACAAGACTTCACTGAAGAAGATTCTTAAGAATCAAACCTATTGCGGCATGACAGAAAATGGGCATTTGTGCGAACCGTATATTACCCCGGAACAACATGATTATATCTGCAAGGTAAAACATTCACGGAGGGTTAAACAGAAATATCCCGATCGCGTGTATATCTTTAGCGGTGTTGTTTTCTGTGGGTATTGCGGAAGAAGGATGCAAGGCAAGGCCGGAAGAACAGCCACCCTAAAAGACGGAACAACGTATACATATCTGCGTTATGTATGCAAGGCCCACCAACATACAAACAACCCTTGCCCTTGTGGGATGTGTATTGCTGAACATAAGTTAGAATCTATCCTTCTTTCCCGACTAGACGCAGAGATCGGGAACCTAAAATACATGACCACAATATCCCAAAGAGATATAGCAGAAAAGATGAAAGCGCGTAAAAGATTGGAGGGAAAATTAGAACGAGCGAAAGAAATGTACATCGAAGGGGACATATCAAAAGATGTATACAAAGAAAAGAAATACCAAATAACAAGGGAACTGGACGCGATACACATAGAAAAGCAAAAGATTCCCAAATTACCGAAAGAGTGGAAAAAGATATATTCTGATTTGACAGCGGAGAATAAACGATTGTTTTGGAAAAAGATAATAGAAAAGGTTGTAATCACCAGGGAAACCAAAGAAACACCGCTGATTTTTTTTAGGGGTTAGTGGTACTTTATTTAACTTTGTGGTCGCACAATATATTTTAAAGTACCATCAATGGAGGGAAGAAAAATGGATATTAGAGAAAAGTTAACCAACGACATTATCGAAGAACTGTCGGCCGTATACGATGCCGAAAACCTAGGGATCATAAGCAACGCCATTATAAAGTCATTATCGAATTACGAAGTCACAGAACGCGCGACGGCCCTTACGATCTACAACGATCGCAACGATAGGTTGTTGAAGCGGTACGCCGCCTGTATGAGCGTAGACGGAAAGAGTTCGAAAACCATCGCCCTGTACATGGCAAGGATTAAAGCCTTTGCCGATTTTGTCGGCGTCAGCCTGGTGGACGTCGGAACATACGATATACGGTTTTATCTTGCATCGCTCAAGGAAAAAGGGGTAAGCGGCCGCACGATGGAAAACTATCGTTCTTACATCTCATCTTTTTATCAATGGCTGACGCGTGAAGACATCATACCGAAAAACCCATGTGACAAGATACCGCCGATTAAGTACAAAGAAGAAATACGCCTGCCATTTTCGGAAACGGAGATAGACGCGCTACGAATCGCCTGTAAAA